CAAGAACATTAAAGCGCTAAAAGGTACTTCATATAACCTTAATCTTTAAATACAGAGTAAATGCCTGTCTATTCAAGGAATTGACCCAGTGTTAACTGCCAATATGAAGATCTTCTATAACCAATTCAATTGGGATGTTCTAGAATCTGGACTTATAAAAACAATTGGAACACCACTTCTTAACCTAGGGGAGCTTAATTACTACCCTGAGTTAACACCTATAGACCAACTCCAATAATACAACATTACTGGCTGCCATAGTGGGTTGACCAAATTAACTATTCTTGCTAAGGAAATGGTGGTTGATTGCCAAGACTCTTTGTAGTCATACATCAACAATTCATTGCACTAGTAGGATTATGTTGCTGACACTATGTTTGGACGTAGTGCTAATCCACTGGTCTATTAAAAAGAAATAACAAGCATGGAGCCTAAGGAAGAAAATAAATAGCAACGTTAGCCTCGTGTTAAGAGAGAGAAACCGCAGGGCGTATCACATGGTCAACATAGAGCCAACCTTTTTAGGTAAAACTTTAAAGGTGATGACAGTGACCAGTACACATCAGCTTTGGCGTTCAGATAGGAGTCCAATAAAACAGGTGGACCCACACCTAAGCAAATGTATGCCAAATACAGAAAGGACGCTGATTATAGGGAATGGATGAACAAAGCAATGAGCACTGTACCCAGAATGGGTGACAGGGACGATTATGAAAAAGAATTGACAACCCAGTGCGGGATCAAATTCCTGTAGCAACATGCAACTTTTGTGGGAGACTGGAATTCGTTCTACACACTTCCCAAAGTTGAGTAAATCTAAAGGATAAGACTAGCGCTCCTTGATGATGATGACTCTAGGGACAAACCTAGTTTCTGGAGTAAGGTTTGGGCAAGTGTCAAATAACTCGCCCCCACGATAATACCCTTCGCTGCTAAAGCATTACTCAACCCTGTTGATGGCCACATATAATCGACAACTGTTGGTGGTCTTTAAACAATGAATGGCTTAAACTCCAGAATTGCAACTATGCAATTTGGCCAGAATCACTATAACTACGACTCAATTAACCTTAATTATTTTTTAAGCACTATTGAGCCTTCAA